TTCGAGTGGTCTGAAGAGACGTATGAGAAGTTTATGGGAGAGTGTCTCGGTCCTTGCATCAACACGTATGCCGAGACGTATGGTAAGCACACTCTGATGTGTACCTCACAGATGCACGGAATTAATGTAAGTCGGTGTTGGGTGAGATGTAGCAAGCCAGGAGAGTATCTCTCAATACATGATCACAGCGCTCTGTGGTCCTTTGCAGTGTGGTTAAACATTCCATATGACTATAGAGATGAACAGAAGGACAACGAGGCGTTCAGACCTTATGCAGGGGACTTCCAGTTAATCTATCCATCAACTACAGGTATTATGTTGAAGAAGAATTGGAGACTTGATAGAGGTATGGAAGGTCGTATGATATTTTTCCCGAGTCAGATTAGTCATATGGTGTATCCACATCATACCACCAGCGGCGCGGCGTTCGACGGTGAGTATCGCGTATGTGTTGCAGGTAACGTATCATTAGATAGTTATCAAGTATTAGACAATGTTGCTTCTTAAAATATTAAATGTATAGATAGGTTAACATTGTTAATATAAGCATGAATGTAGAACTGGAACCTTATCATCTAGACTTGATAGTTGAGACACTTTCGTATAGACTAGAGGAGGACAGTCAATTACATTTTTTACCTGATGTGCGCTCTGATCTAGAAGAACTACTTGCCATTTTTGAAGATGAATGTTTATAATGTATTTGTCGGTGAAGACATGATTATTCATGAGTGCCGAGAAGAAGATTTAAAACATAAGCTTGTATTCGTCAGAGAGTATTTTGATTGGTATAAAGATGATGACCTCCGCAATGAGATGTTGAAAATCGTTAAGGTTGATACCTCTGGATAAAATTGATCAAGAAATGAAAATCAAAAAGATTAATCCACCCAACTATGGATTTCTGGATGTGACACTAGAGAAGAGTCATATAGATTTACTATACTCTCTCATTGATAAGTATGAACCAAAGCAATCACATCAACAGTGGATGCTTGTAGATGATAACAATCGATTTCAAAAAGAAGTATTAAATGGAGTAGTCGGAGAATATATCAAAGAGTGGGGATTCCCAGAGAAACTCAAGACAACTCATATACATGATCTCACCTTTCAGAAGTTCTGGGTGAATAAAACTGGTAGGGGAGAATATCAATCATTACATAATCATGACTCAGTGTTTTCTTTTGTGGCCTGGTTGAAGATACCTTATCATTCACAAGACGAACAACATGTTCCAGATACTATGCACCCAGAGGCCGGAGACTTTATACTTACCTATAGTGATATTGTAGGTAGAACTCGTAAGGTCAACTGGCAATTAGAAAAACAATACGAAGGACATCTCATACTATTTCCAAGTGACTGTTATCATGCGGTTTACCCCCATTGGTTAACTGAAGAAAAGAGAATCTCTGTAGCTGGTGATATAACAATCAACAGTATGGTTCTCGGCGGAATTTATGATCAGCAGATGCCTTTAGGTCCCTGTAACAGTCAGGAGTTTCTCTAATTTGTTGACTAAATAAATTATGACCATTGCAATGATTGGGTTGCTGTGGTAGAATAATTTTGTAAAACATTCTAAGTTATGGCTAAAGGATTTACTGTAAAAGCAAAAGCTCCTACTCCAAAGAAAGTAGAAGATGATTTTGACCTCGCAGCTGCTAAAGAAATGGTAAAGGGCAAAAGCATTGTCTTTTGTCTTCCAGGACGCGGCGTCTCATATATTTTTCTCAAAGCATTTGTTCAACTATGCTTTGATCTAGTTCAAACAGGTGCAAGTATTCAGATTGCACAGGACTACTCTTCCATGGTTAACTTTGCACGATGCAAAGTACTCGGTGCTAACGTTCTCCGTGGACCTAAACAGATTCCCTGGGATGGGAAACTGGAATATGATTATCAACTGTGGATTGACTCGGACATCGTTTTCGATGTTGAGAAGTTCTATCGTCTCGTGTGGATGAATAAGGACATCGCAGCTGGTTGGTACATGACTGAAGATGGTAAGACCACTTCTGTTGCACATTGGCTTGAAGAAGAGGACTTCGCTAAGAATGGCGGTGTGATGAATCACGAAACTGGTGAATCAATCTCTCGTCGTCGTAAGCCTTTCACCGTGGACTACACAGGTTTCGGATGGGTACTGATCAAGAAAGGAGTCTTCGAGAGTCTTGAGTATCCCTGGTTCGCTCCTAAGATGCAAGTCTTTGATTCTGGTGATGTTCAGGATATGTGTGGTGAAGATGTTTCCTTCTGTCTTGATGCTAAGGAAGCTGGTTATGAGATCTGGTGTGATCCAGGCATCCGTGTTGGACATGAGAAGACCCGAGTTATCTGATGCAATATAAAGTTATGGAGTTGGGTACTGATGGGTGGGGTATCAACAATCCTGTCCTAGATCAACACCTAACTAAGGAACAAGCTAAAGAGAGACTTGAACATTATATAAGTGAGGGAGTCTCTCCCCAAAGACTCCAAGCAACACCTGAATAAATTCTGGCGGCGCGTTTCTCTGCGCTGTCTCTCTAAAAACCTCTAAGTATTACTAAATAATGGCTGTAAGAAAAATGTCTAAGGAGGGTTCGGCTTTCATCGAATCTCAACCTAAGAAAACACGTCAAGGTAGTGGACAAAATACTAAGTATGCCGCTACATCTGCAAACAACAAACGTAAACGCTATCGGGGACAAGGAAGGTAATGGCTGATTCTGATCCAAGAAACTCACCTAATGCAGAAGCTCCTGCAACTGAAGGTGCTCAACAGTTTGGATATGATGTTGCTGCTCAAGCAAGAAAGAAAGCAAAAGAGTCTAGAAACGAAACTAATCCAAATTCACCTCTTGCTGCTGGTTAGATTATATGAGTTCACTAGTTGTTAATCTGCCCGCACAAAAAGTGTGGGTCCGTAAAGAGTATCTAAGAGACTTGCAAGACGGACATGGTGAATTTATTGAAGGCGTCTGGGTGTCGGCTAAGTCGATACCTGGACGTTCTTTTTATTTTGAAACTTATTTGCCTGAATATGGTGCAATGTTTGATAAATTGCCCATCAGTGCATTTGTTTCAGAACCAAAGACACCTGATCCTGATTTAGATCTGCCTAATTTGCAGTTTTGGAATTGCATGGACTATGGAGTAATCAATGTATGCAAACAATTTGTAGCATCTATGGACTGGCAAGTCCGAACTAGACACTTTGGTAACCTAATGGGTACATATATTTGTACTCTAGACAATTATCATGATGATCCTGATGCAATTGATTACTCTACAAGTGAAATTCCAGAGGAACATAAGTCATTTAATGTACTTCAATTGGAAAATGGTCAGTTTGCGCTGTACCCGAACAACAGATGTCGCATCTTTGACATTAGTTTGACTCCCCAAGAGCCAAAAATACCCGACTTTAAGGTCTCTACGGAGTACTATCAGGTAGAAAACGGTATTGATTGGGGTAGATTGGGTGATACTGATGAATATTTCTGGGAAACACCTGAAGAAAAGGGATAAATAAAAGGCGGAGATAGAAACTCTAACCATAATGGCAAGAACCGTCCGAAGCTCTAGAACTTTTAAAGATATTAGCCTGTCATTTGTAGCTCATCCTGTTACAAATGACCTCGGAGCGTTTCATGATGCAGATGCAATCAAAAGATCTGTAACTAATTTGGTCAGAACTAACATTGGAGAAAGGTTTTTCCAAAATTTAATTGGTTCTAAAGTTGAATATTCCGTATTTGAACAACCAACAAATGATTTAGCTTCTGGATTGGAAGAAGAAATTAGTTTTTTACTTACCAATTTCGAGGAAAGGATAAATGATACCCAGGTCAGAGTATATTATCCCCCAGATGGCAATGAGATGAATGTTCATATCACATATAACATCATTGGATTGCCTTTACCAGTGCAAGATATCGAATTCATCCTACAATCTACTAGGACATAATGTCATTTAATCAATTTACAAACCTAGATTTTGATAGCCTTAAGGTACAAATTAAGGATTATCTTCGTGCGAACAGTAATTTTACTGATTTCGACTTTGATGGATCTAACTTTTCGGTATTAATTGACCTTCTTGCTTATAATTCTTACATTACGTCATATAATACCAATATGGCGGTCAATGAATGCTTCCTTGACAGTGCTACTCTACGAGAAAATGTCGTTGCACTATCAAGAAACATTGGTTATGTACCTAGATCAAGCAGATCGTCTCGTGCTGTCATCAATTTTTCGGTAAATTTGGGTACAAATGACACTAGAATAGTAACTGTGAAGGCTGGAACAGTTGCACTAGGGTCTCAAGTGCAAGGACAATACATTTTTTCAATTCCTGACGACTTTGTTACGACTGTAGATGCTAATAATGTTGCATTTTTTGAAAATTTAAACATTTATGAAGGAGTTTACCTTACAAAAACTTTTACAGTAGATTATTCTCTTCCAAATCAACGATATATTATACCAAATGCTAATGTTGACACTACTTCAATTCGTGTTAAGGTAGAATCTACAACAAATGAGATTTATCAGCTATTCGATAACATTCTAAGAGTCGATTCTAATTCCAGATTGTTCCTTATTCAGGAAATAGAAGACGAAAAATACGAAATTCTTTTCGGTGACGACATTTTAGGCAAAAAACCACCTGCTGGTGCTAAAATTACCGTAAGTTATATCGTTAATAATGGTAGTAAAGCTAATGGTGCTGCTAATTTTACGTTTAGTGGTATTCTTAAGGACGATACGATCTCAACTATAACTGATGGCATCTCATTGATTAGCACTCAAGAGGCCTCTACGGGTGGAGATGATGTTGAAAGTGTAAGTTCTATCAAATATCTTGCACCCCGTATATACGCGGCACAGTACCGTGCAGTGACGGCAAATGACTATAAGGGTATAATCCCCTTCATATACCCTAACGTTGAATCTGTGACCTCCTACGGGGGGGAGGAGTTGAATCCGCCTGAGTTTGGTAAAGTATTCATATCAGTTAAACCAAGAAATGGTTCTTTCTTATCACAGATAACTAAAGACCAAATTTCGAGAGAACTAAAACAATATTCTATTGCAGGTATAAAACCAGAAATTGTAGATCTGAAATATTTGTATGTAGAAACTAATGCAGCAGTTTATTATAATACAAACTCTGTTTTCGATGCCTCTGCATTGAGAACTAAAATTTTCAATACTCTTACTGTTTATTCTCAGTCTGACGATATTAACAGTTTTGGTGGAAGATTTAAGTATAGTAAAGTTGTAGCTCTTATTGATGATACTGATAATGGAGTTACCTCTAATATTACCAAGGTTAAGATTAGAAGAGACTTAGTTCCTGAAAGTGGGTTATTTGCAACATATGAATTATGTTTTGGTAATGCTTTCTTTGTAAATTCTAAAGGGTACTCTGTACGATCCACTGGATTTACTGTAGATGGCATTGGTGGAACTCTTTACCTTGCTGATATCCCGAGTAGTACTACTAGAGGAAGAATCATATTCTTCAAATTAGAAAATAATGAACCAGTTATTGTTAAGAATAATGCTGGAACAGTTAAATATGATGAGGGAGAGGTTCTTTTGGATGTGGTAAATATATCAGGAACTTCTTTGAGTAATGGAACAGTTCAAGTAGAAGCAGTCCCCGAGTCTAATGATGTTATTGCTTTGAAGGACATCTATTTGCAATATGATGTTGCAAATAGTGAGGTAACTGCTCTCGTTGACGTTGTTTCTTCTGGTGAGAATACTTCCGCTACCTCATATGTTGTGACCTCCAGCTATTCCGACGAAGGATATATCAGATCGTAAAATGACTGAACAAAACAAAGTTAAGATCTCTCAACTAATTGAGTCTCAGATTCCTTCTTTTCTGAATCAGGAGTCTCCACTTTTCCGTGAGTTTTTAGAACAGTATTATATTTCTCAGGAACATCAATCTGGTGTTGTTGATCTTGCTGTTAATTTGCCAAACTATAGGCAAATTTCTTCATTCAATAATGAAACTTTAATACCATATAATGTTCTCCTTGCAAATATTTTTGCTTCTGACGACATAATCACAGTTCAGTCAACTGCAGGATGGCCTGATCAGTATGGACTTATTAAAATTGATAATGAGATTATTACATACAAGTCCAAGACTGAAACTCAGTTCTTAGAGTGTAGTAGAGGTTTTAGTGGAATTAGTAAAATTCAGCAGGACGTTAATTCTGAATTTTTAGATTTCTCCATCTCTGATGCTGATGAACATAGTACTGGGTCGTTAGTATATAATTTAAGTAATTTATTCCTACAAGAATTCTTTTCCAAATTCAAGAAAGAATTCTTACCTGGATTTGAAAATAGATCTTTTGTTGCAGGCACTTCAATTCAAAATACCCTTACTAGAGCTAAGGATTTTTATTCTGCAAAAGGAACTGATGCATCATATCAGATTCTCTTTAAACTATTGTATGGTGAAGAGATTGATATTAAAAAACCAATTGAAAATACTATTATTTCTTCAGCCAATGTTTATTTTAAGACTAAAAATATTCTTGTAGAAAATCTTTTTGATGGAGATCCTCTGCAAATTGTCGGTAACTTTTTGTTCCAGAATGTAACTGGTATTGGAACAGTAAGTGCTTCAATTTATAATGTAGAATATAGACCTATTGACAATAAAGATTTTTATGAAGTCTCTCTAGATGCATCTTCATTCTCTGGAAGTTATGAAGTTCCTGGTAAAACAAAAACACTACAAGGTATTCCACAGTTCTCGGATAATATTCTGGTTGACTCTACTGTTGGATTTGATAGAAAGGGATCGCTCCTAATCAAACCTACTGTAGATTCAAACTTTATTGAAATATCATATACTGACAAAACGGTTAACCAATTTTTAGGTGTCAGTGGTATTTCTACTGACTTGGTTTTTGGGGCAGAAATTTTTGAAGATAAACTAGCTTTTTCTTACGCTGGATTTGGACAGACATCTCAGGTACAGTTGAGAATCGTTAATGTAATTGATAATATTGATGTAAGTGATACTGCCAATATGGTAGTTGGTGATAGTCTAAAACTATCCACTTTCGGTCTCGATAAGGGAGAAGATTCTCAGTTTAATAGTTGGATCTATAATATCCCAACAATCCATAATATTAGTTCTGTTGATCAACTCAACATTAATACTTTTAGGATTAATCTTTTTGATGAAGTTGTCTTCTTTATTGGTGAGAAGATCATGCTCTCCAATGGCAATACGGAGATATCTGGTGAGATTAAAATTATTGAGTATGACTCCTCTAGAAGTGAAAAGAGACTCAGTAATAAAGTTGTAGTGTTGGTGAATGGATCTCTTCCGATAGAACCAAAAATTCTCAAAAAAACAATTGTAAAGGCGCAACATAACCTAGGTAGATTTCCAGAAATTGATAAGTTCCCTGTTGGAATTCAGAATAGTTATCTTTCTGATAATGGAGATGATTATTTTGTAACTACTGCTGGTATTCCAAACTATCCTTTATTTGCAACTGACAATAGAAGATTTCTTAGAACTGATATTAATGTAAGTACTGACTCTAATGGAACTCCAATCAATGGTGGTGGGTTTACATATCTACTGAAGTCTGTGGATATTGATGATATCAACACTGCTATTAAACATAGTTATACAACTGGCGATAAAATCTTCTGGGATAATATTGATAATGCTGGAATACAGACGGGAATTTATTTTGTTACTGCTGTAAATGAGACTGATTTATTCTTATCTTTTAGTGGATCAGATGTATTTTCTAAAAAATATATTCCACTAAGAATAAACTCTACAGGACAGTATGTTGTTAAATCTGGTTTTCAAAATAAAAATCTAGAACACCAGAAAATTTTAAAGAAGTTTCCATATGTACGGAAGGAACAATATTTTGATGACCCAAATGATAGAGATGTTAAAAACAGAGCTGTTGGTCTTCTAGCTAACGGTGTTGAAATATATCCACCAACTGTATTTGATGAACAGATTTATTATGGTGATGTTGTTAATATTAAAGTTACGAGTCCTGGTAAAAATTATGATGTTATTAATGGTCCAGATTTAATAGTTCAAGATCAAAGTGGATCTGGGTGTAAAGCTTTTCCGACTGTTACGGGATCATTCAGTGAAGTTAGACTTGTTTCTCCTGGAATTGGATATCAAAGCAAACCAAAGATTACTGTAGAAGGTGGAAACGGCGATGGTGCCGTTCTGGAATCTAACCTAGTAAAAGGAAAAATCGTTGTTAATTTTAAGGCTGATGGAACATCCGTAAACTCCAACTCGGAAACTATTGATTTCCCAGCGGTTCATAATTTTGAAGTGGGAGAAGAGGTCTTTTATGACTCTAAAAACAACACCCCTATTGGCAATCTGATTAGTGGGGCTACTTATTTTATTAGAGTTGTTGATAGTAAAACAATAGCCTTACATACATCTTTCAAAGATGCAGTTAATAATACCAATACAGTAAATATTGGAGCTCCAAGTTTTGGTTTTCATAGTTTTGTTTCTACAAAAGCTAAAAATACAATTACTCAGATATATGTAAAAGAACCTGGAAGTGGATATTCAAATAGAAAAGTCATTGTTCCTTCTCGAACAACTGCTGCTGGAACAAGATCTGGTATCGACACCTCCGATAATTATATCTACGCAAGAGGACATGGGTTTACTACTGGTGATGTTGTAAGATACTCTAGTACCAATACGATGGTTGGTGGATTGAGTAGCACTACAGAGTATTTTGTAAAAAATATTGATAGTAATAGATTTAAACTATATGATGTTGGAATAGGTACTACGAGAGATCTTAGTAACTTTGAAAAAAATAAAGAAGTATTTCTAACAAATTTTGGAGCGGGTGAACATGCAATCTCTTATCCGCCAATCATTGTAAAGGTAGAATCTATTTCCGCTATTGGTTCAACTACTGTTGTCCAACCACAATTGGATCCAGTCGTCCTTGGTAGTATTGAAAGTGTATATCTGCAAGATGGCGGTACTGGATATGGATGTACAAATATAATCGATTTTAATAGAAGACCTAATGTTGGAATTTCTACGGTTATTTTTAATGCATTACTGAAACCAATTATTATTGGTGGACGTATTGTTGATGTTCAAATTCTTGCAAAGGGTAATGGTTTTCGGAAAGACTCTGATATTTTCATTCATGGTTCAACTGGTGATTTTGCTCAGATCAATCCAATCGTTAAGGATGGTGGTATTGTCTCTGTTCAAATTCTTGACGGTGGTGTTAACTATGGAGATGATACATCCCTAGAACTTAGAAATAGGGGTACTGAGGCTAAGTTTATTGCCGATGTCCATGAGTGGAAAATTAACCAAGTAACGAGATCTGCTGAAAATATTAATCCCGAAGATGGATGTATATTAAAACCAACTACTAATCCAAATCTTGGACTCCAAGCTGTATCAATGTATCCTCCTAGAAAGTTGAGATATCAACTTGGAGATAATATTGATGTCGGTAATCTTGAATTATCACAAAATGCTATTCATTCTCCTATTTTGGGATGGGCATATGATGGTAATCCAATTTATGGTCCATATGGTTATGAGACCGAAACTGGCGGTTCAGTAGTTAGACAGAATAGTGGTTATATTCTTAATAATCAAAGTCTTGATGGTATACGACCTCCAGCATATTCATTAGGTTATTTTACAAATGATTATTTGTTTAATAATTCTGGAAGTCTAGACAAACATGGCGGAAGATATTGTGTAACACCACAGTTTCCAGATGGAACGTATGCATACTTTTTTAGTATTGACGTTGATTCTAGTGGAGTTGCTGAACCCAAATTCCCATATCTTATTGGAGACAGATTTAAAGACCTTCCAGTTCAAGATAATTTTAATACATTCTTTAATCAAGATATTGATATTTCTAAAGAAAAATTATCTAGAAATATTGGACCATATTATTTGTCTTTTGGAAACTCCAAATATGATCTGATTGACAAGGTAGATGATTCATATCAACAGAAATTCTTTGTAACTAAAGTAAAAACTGCTGGTATTGGATCTGTTAGCATCTTTAGTAGAGGTGTAGATTATAAAGTCAATGATCTATTGTCGGTTAACAATGAAGGAACTGATGGATCTGGAGCTAGTATTGTTGTTGACACTGTTCTTGGTAAAGATATTAATGAAATTAGTGTTGGAGTTTCAACTTACAGGAATACTGAACTTAGAATTAACGGTAGGAGTGTAGTTGGAATAACTACAATTCCGCATGATTTCTTGGACAGTGAATTTATTCATGTTTCTGGCATAACGACAGGTAAGTTTTCTCCATTCTTTGGCAGACAAAAAATTAGTGTACCAAAACGTCGTGTTGGACTTTCTGAGTATATTCCCGAGGTCGGAGTAACGGGAGTGACAACTTACATCTCTGTCACCGATACTGCTGGATTTAAACCTGGTGACCATATCGGTGTTGGAACCGAAGTTATGATTGTTACTGAAATTGACAATAAGTTTAAGAGATTTAGAGTTAATCGTCAAAATTATGTTGGTATTGCAATCACACACCCTGTTTCGGACAACTCTGTTTTCTTAAAACCAGTTGAGTTCCAATTTAGTGCCGCTACAGTTGATAATCAATTCTTCACATATGCAGTACAACCAAATAGAAGTTTATACTTCTCTCCAGAGGACACTGTAGGTGTAGGATCTACAGGTAGAATTTACGATATTATTAATACTGGTCTTGGAACAATTGTAGCACAAAGTTATGATACTAGATTTGTTCCTGAAAGGAGAATTTTCATCCCAAATCATCGTCTTGCTACTGGACAACCATTAAGATATAATGTCGGTACTTCTGGAACTTCTATAGTCGTTTCAAATACATCTGTTGGATCTACTTCTGGTATTGGAACTACCAAACTAGAAGACAACTCTATTGTATATGCAGTTAATTTTGGACAAAACTATATTGGAATATCTACTATTGGATTTACTACTATTGGAAATGCCTTATATTTCTTTGATGTAGCAAATAATGTTGGATATGCCCATTCATTTACTACACAGTTCCCAAGAGTTGATGCTAGAGTTGAACGATACTTCACTAGCGTTATTACTGATAGTGATCATGGACTAGAGAGTGGTGACATTGTAAAATTCAATACAACACCAACTCAAACGGAAAATATCAAACTTAGATTTGATCCTGTTATTGGTAAGGTTACATCAGACAAAGTAAGTTTTTCTAGTACTAGTATTTCTGCAGATTATACTGCTATTGATATTCAAGATGAATCATTCCAGAGTGGGGATAAAGTAGTATTCTATGAATCTGAGGGTAATCTTATTGGTGGATTGGAAAACAATAAAACATACTTTATCCTTCGTGAAGATCCACAATTTATTAAATTTGTTGAATATAAATCAGATATTGCAGATTCAAATTCAATTGTATTTTCTTCGATTGATATTGGAACATATGAAATTGCTAAGGTGAATCCACCTCTATCTTTCACAAAAGGAAATAAATTTGTTTTTGATGTTTCTGATCCATCTCTAAAAGACATGCGATTGGAATTTTATTCTGATGGCAATTATAGAAATAGTTTGGAAATTGCAGGAACTGATGAAAATGGATTTGCTATTAAGAGAGAAGGCACACCTGGATCTACCGATGCTATAATTACTATTAATAGTAGAGATGATTATCCAAGTAAAAGTTTTTATAATTTAGTTCCAGTAGTTCCTTCCGACCAAAGAAAACTAAGTGTCATTTCCGATAAAGATGTTATTGGTAATAATAATATCACTCTCAATGATATGGTGGTTAATGGTGACCAAAAAGTTACGGTTACTAGTAGCAAAGAATTTACATATAATCTCGATCGTAAGCCATCCGAAACACAGACTTATGTTTCTAGACTTGGTGTTAGTACTATTTTTTACGAAACATCATCTACCACAGCTTCTGGTCCAGTTTACTCTACAAAGACAAACTTTTCTGGCAGAGGATATAGAATTATTCCATCTACCAACGGATTTATAAGTTCTTCTGGTAATAATGCAACTGTTAAGATTCTTTCCAGTGATATTGGCAAAATTGATACTCTAGAAAGAGTTAAGGATGGATTTGATTATCCAACAGATCCTACTTTGATTCCATTCTTAAGTGTTCCTGCTGTGATTGACATTGCTGGAGTACAGAGAATTGATAATATTGAGATTTTGGATGGAGGTACAAACTATTCTCAACCACCTAACTTGATTATACGTGGTAATGATAAAATTGATTTGCAAGCAAGAATTAATGGTGGTGCTGTAGATAAAGTATTCGTCCTACAGAATGCTTTTGAATTTGATGAACCTTTGAGTATTATTCCAACACAAAATTCTAATGGATATGATATTGATCAAATTACTCATGTTGGAAATACTGTAACTCTTGAATTACTTCTTGATGCTCAGTTCAATCAACCAGTTAGAACGGGATTCGGAACTACTGATATTAACTTTCCATTCAAAGTTGGAGATTCTGTTTTTGTTGAGGGATGTAGATTAAAATCTGATTCTGTTGCTGATGGTGAGATTAATTTCAACTCAGAAAATTTTGACTTTAAGTTCTTCACAATTACTGGAGTCAATACATCTAATTTCACCCTTTCATATAGTGTTGCTGGAATTAATACTGGAACCTTAGGATCTTATGACGATGATTTTGGATTAGGTTATGTAGTTAATTCTAAAGATATGGCTAAGTTTAGAATGAATCTTATTGATGATGCCAAATTCTTATCCGAAGAAAAAGTTACTTCTAAGAAATTTGAAGGATTTGTATCTCCAGGTGGTTGGGATCCCAAATTAAGTCAACTTAGACTTTCAAATACTTCTGGAGTATTATCTGTAGGAGATGAAATCTACGGTGAACAGTCTACTATTAGAGGTAGAGTTG